AATCGCCTCTCCATTAACTAATACATTAGAGAGTAATTCCTTTGTACATTATGTACAACCAAAGGCATATATTAGGGATGGGTTTGGTTCAAACTATGGTGAAACATTAGATGCCTTTTATGATCTTAAAGGGTGGATAGATTGGGCAAAGAAAGTATCACAAACTGTACAGTTCGTAGATGATAACAAAGCAAAGAAATTAAAGATCAATCTTAACTATTTGATCCGTACTGAAAGTGATATTAAACCTGAATTATTTGAGGGACTATGTGATACAAACCTAATTGAACTCTGGTTAATAGTTAGGGATATAAAACGTATGGCATTAAGTGATTGTTTCCATGAGGGTAATTTCGATTCTTTCATTAACTACAATCAACCTATAATTGCAGAGGGGTTTGTAATGAATACTGAATACGGTTGTTATAAATTAGTCAGACGCAATCTCTTCTCTTATGCTAACTTTAACAATGATAAGTTTGCAAATGTAAGTAAGAAGAAATCAAGACAGATTGTAGTTGCTTAATTAACACTAACTCAGCATCAATCACTCGTTCGTAAATTGACAGTCGTTCGGGTGATTGATGCCTTATATTATATTTTCGTGGATCCCCTAAGCTATAAACGACCCAGATCGACCTTTAAATATATAAAAATATCGAAAATTTTTTCAGTACTATATAACGTGAAATGGGAAAAAATACATCTTATGAAAAAAAATCCCGCAGAAAATTTTACCGCCCTACAAGTCGATCCAATAACCAATGAATATTATGTGACAATACCAGAATGGATAGTAAATGAAAAAGGTTGGTATGAGGATAGTGAATTAAATATTGCTATCGTTGATGATGATATTACTATCAAGGAAAAAGATTGACAGATACTATATAAACTGATATAATTGATTTGTAATTACAAAAAGTTATGACAAAAGGATTTACAGTAAAGGCAAAAGCACCTGCTGTTAAAAAAGCCCCTGAGTTTGACTATGATAAAGCAAAAGAGATGGTCAGAGGTAAGACCATAGTTTTTTGTTTACCTGGTAGAGGAGTATCATATGTTTATCTAAAGAACTTTGTACAACTGTGCTTTGATCTAGTACAGGCAGGAGCAAGCATACAGATATCGCAAGACTATTCATCAATGGTGAATTTTGCACGATGCAAGTGTCTAGGTGCAAATGTTCTTCGTGGACCTGACCAACTTCCTTGGGATGGCAAACTAAAATACGATTATCAGTTGTGGATTGACAGCGACATCGTATTTAATTCAGAGAAATTCTGGCAGTTAGTCCTTATGGACAAAGAAATTGCAGGTGGTTGGTATTGTACAGAGGATGGCAAGACTACATCAGTTGCTCACTGGTTAGAGGAGGATGACTTCCGTAACAGTGGAGGTGTGATGAATCATGAAACTCTTGAAACTATTTCTAAGCGTAAAAAACCATTCACAGTAGACTATACAGGTTTCGGTTGGTTGCTTATTAAGAAAGGTGTTTGGGAACATGATGACATGAAGTACCCTTGGTTTGCTCCAAAGATGCAAGTTTTTGAGTCAGGTGAGGTTCAGGACATGTGTGGCGAAGATGTTTCTTTCTGTTTAGATGCTAAGGAAGCAGGTTTTGAGATCTGGTGCGATCCAAGAATACGTGTCGGACATGAAAAAACTAGAGTTATATAACATCTCTCTTAAAGGAGGTCAGACATTATTCTCTGGTCTCCAAATTGGAGAATACATGGATAGGATGGAGGATCTATCTATAGAATACTATCAGACAGGTACTCCTCATCCTGACGACATTATTACTGAAACATACATAGAAGAACATGGCTAAGTTTAAGCAATCACTTACAGGGCAATCATTCGTTGAGGCAATTCCGAAAAAGACTCGTCAAGGGCAAGGAAAACACTCAAAATACTCGGCAACGTCCCGTAACTCGGCTCGCAAAAGAAGTAGAGGTCAAGGAAAATAATGAGTCTAACTCCCACTGAGATTAATGATTCACTCGATAGCCTCCGTCCGTACATTGAAGCGGACGGGGGTTATCTTGAATTTGTGGAGATAGACTATAACCTAGACGAAAGAATGAGAGATTTTTATGGTGTACAGGAAGGACAAGAAGCAGCAATAGTAAAAGTAAGACTACACGGTGCTTGTGAAACGTGTGCAATGAGTAGTCAGACCCTTAAGATGGGTATAGAAAAGCATTTAACAATGGAATTTCCAGAGGTAGTAGGAGTAATACAGGTTTTGTGATAAATAACTAAATATAAAGATTTTAATTAATAATGGCAAGTAGTCTCAAAGTTAATAGGGTAGTCCCTAGTACTGGTACGAATATTGGAATTGGTACTGCTAGTGGTGAAATAAGACTTGCTTCTACTAGTAAGTTGACATGGGATGGAGATACAAACACTTACATTAACCACCCATCAGCAGATACAATTACAGCTAGAACTGCAGGTAGTGAAAGACTTCGCATCACATCAGACGGTAAAGTTGGTATATCAGAGGATGATCCCCAAGCACAATTACATATTAATAGTGGTGCTAATTCTGCCATTATGTTTGGTAATACCACAAATGGATATAAGATAAGAGCAAATGTAACTGGTTCTAATGATTATGGATTGTTGATTGAGGATGAGGATGGTGTTGATCTTTATAGAGCAGTATCTTCTACTGGTACTAGTAATGCAAATACTCATACATTTTTTGGCACAGGCGGTGAAGAAATAGTTAGATTTAATTCTAGTTCCACTGAATTACTTCGTATTTCTGGACCTGTTAATTCATCATCACAACAAGAATTTGGAATTGGAATAGCAGTTAATGATGCTCACACTCATCCAGCAGCTAAAATAACATTTAAGGAATATGATGCCTCAGATTCAAGAGGTAGTTTATTATTTTATACGAGAGGAGCAAATAGTGATTCTGCTCCAACAGAAAGACTTCACATCGATGAAAATGGTTACATTGCTATATCACATAATCAACAAACTCCTTCTCATAGACTTCATGTAACTGATAATTCTGCTACTAATGCTACTGTAGTATTTGATAATCCTCATACTTCTGCTACTTTAAGTGGTAATACTGCATCTAATGGATTTTCACATGCATTAGTTCTTGAGAATAGTAATGTTACAGTAGGTAATCTTGCTTCTTTAGGATTTCAATGTAGAACAAGTACTGCTTATTGCAATGCAGCTATTACTGCAAAATCTACTAATGCTAATGGTAGTGCAGATCTGATATTCTGGACTGAAAATGCTAATACCATTGGTGAAAAACTTCGCATCACATCAGCAGGTTATATAAAAACACCAAGTCAACCAGTATTCATGGCATATCGAACTAGCAATTATAATATAACAACAACAGCAACTGCAATGGTTTATGATGAAGAAGAGATAGATGTTGGTGGAAACTATAATCCATCGAATGGAAGATTTACTGCACCAGTTGATGGTTTGTATGAATTTGGATATGCTTCAATCGCATCAAATACTGCAACTGTCTATAGGTATGATTTAAGAATAAGTGGTTCAATACCATATGGTGGAATGAGACAAGAACTTAGACTTGATCAATCTAATAATAGTACACAGTATGGAACTAATGGTGAATTTTGTTTATATATTAATATGACTGCAGGACAATATGCACAAGTTTATGTCCACGCTGATACTAATGTAAATGGTGCTTACGGAGACACTCAGTATGGGTATACTTATTTCCGTGGTCGTCTTGTAGGATAAATAGGTAAAAAAGTCTAATGGGAATTCTTAATGTCGATAATTTAAGAGCAGTAGGGTCTGGTACTTCAGTTACCTGCCTATCTAATAGACTGGAAACGACTAATATAAACGCATCTGGTATTATAACTGCTACAGAATATAGAGGTGCTAGTGATAATACAGGAATTATCATCGACTCGTCAGGTAACGTTGGTGTCAGAACTTCTACACCAGGAGTTGAATTTGAGGTTTGGGGTGCTGGAACCGTTGCAAACTTTAAAGGAACTGGTGGTAATTGTTTTATTGGATTAACAGATGTAGATGGTGGTGCAGGTATAGGATATATTGGAAGTGATAATGGTGCTTTAGTATTCCAGACTCCTGGTAGTGGTTATTCTACTAAACTTAACATCGCATCAGATGGTAAAATAAGTGCTGGTACTTTACAAACAACACATACTCTTGGTATTACTGGTGGTTCATCTAGTCAATTATTAGTTAAGGGAACTGAAGCAGATATATGGATGGAAAGTACTGGTCCTAATGGAGTTTGGAGAATATTAGGTTCAACTGGTACTAACACTCATAGATTTAGAATTTATGATAATACTAATGGTAAAGAACCTTTTTATATTGATGGTTCAAGTGGAACTAATACACAACATGTACATATCAATTCAGGAAACTTAGTTTTTGATGCAGCAGGTACAGGTATTGACTTTAGTGCTCAAACTCCTTCTTCTGCAACAGGTGCTACTAATGGTAATGAGATTCTTGATCATTTTGAAGAAGGTACATGGACCCCAACTCAAGCTACAATTGGATCTTGGGCTTCTGGAGCAGAAATAGATGGAAAGTATCAACGAGTTGGAAATTGGGTTACAGCTAGTTTTATTGTTAAATATGCAAGTAATGGTAGTGGTCATGCTGCTTCAATAGATGGACTACCATTTACTAATAATAATACTGGTAGTAGTTATAAGCAAGGTGGTTTTGTCAGCTATGCTACTAACAGTAATGTCAGTAGTCTCCTGATTGGAAATGGTGAAAATCGAATATACATATACACTAATAGTGGTTCTACTTATGCCTTGACTAATATGGATAATGTTGAAGTAAGAGGAACCGTTATTTACAGGGTGGCATAAATAAATCATTATACTCTAAAATCATGAATAAAGAAGAATTAAAATCACTTTGGGGTGCTGAAAACACCGAAAATGAAGAAATTACTGAAGAAAAAAAGCAAGTAATTCAAGAAGTTATGCATGATGATATTAATTCTCAAAAATTGACATAAATAAAGTCAGAATACTCTAATAAAATGGCAATTCAGAGGATATCAAGATCATTTAAGGACATTAGTTTGTCTTTTGATCGTCATCCTGTGACAAATGACATAAATATTCTCAAAAATGAGAACGCAATTAAGCGTTCTGTGAGAAATTTAGTCCAGACTATCCCAACAGAGCGTTTTTTTAACCCTCTTTTAGGTTCTCAAGTGAGAAGAAGTCTATTTGACTTCGTTGATTTTGGTACTGCATCAGTTATACAGTCAGAAATTGAAACTACACTAGAAAACTTTGAAGACAGAGTTGAAAATGTTGTAGTTGAGGTAGAACCAAACCCAGATATTAATGAATTTGAGGTAATTGTGATATTTGACATTGTAGGACAAGAGTTTCCAACACAAGAATACTCATTTATGCTAGAAGCTACAAGATAATATGCCTTTTACTAAATTTTCCAACCTAGATTACGATCAAATCAAGACTTCTATCAAAGATTATCTTCGTGCTAACTCAACTTTCACGGATTTTGACTTTGAGGGGTCTAATTTTTCTGTTTTAATTGATACTTTAGCATATAACACATATATTACGGCATTTAACTCAAATATGGTTATAAATGAGTCATTTTTAGACTCTGCTGTTCTTCGTGAGAATGTGGTATCTCTTGCAAGAAATATAGGTTATGTACCACGTTCTAGGACTGCTGCAAGGGCAATTATTTCATTTTCTATACCAATTAATTCTCAATCATTAACTCTTCCTGACGGATCTACTGTAACTGAGCCAGTAACGGCAAATGCGATACTTGCACCTGGATTAGTTGCTATGGGATCTAAAAATCAGACCGATTTTGTCTTTTCTGTCCCAGAATTAGTATCTACAGTAGTTGAATCTAATACAACTGGTAGTTATGTTGCTAATTTTGATGATGTTACTGTATATCAGGGTATATTTGTTGAACAAGAATTTGTAGTTAATGGATCATTAGATCAGAGATTTGTATTAAATAACTCATTTATTGATACTTCAACACTTGCAGTATATGTAAATGGTCCATCCGATAATAGTAGTGGCACATTATTAAAGCAATTAGGAAGAAAATATAATAAAATTGATAACATTGTTAATGTAAAGGAGAAATCAGAGACATATTTAATACAAGAAGTACAAGATGAGAAATATGAATTATTATTTGGTGATGGTATTTTTGGTAAAAAATTAGAGAATAATACTGTAATTACTGCAAGGTATATTGTAACCGATGGTAAAGATGGTAATGGACCTGGTGGTAAAGCAGGAACTAGTGGTGTATTTACCTTTGCAGGTACATTAAAAGACGTTTTAGGAAATAATATACCAATATCTACTACACCTGCCGTAACAACGGTACAACCTGCCACTAATGGTGGTGATATAGAAAATATCGACTCTGTTAAATACTTTGCTCCTAGACTCTATGCAGCACAACACAGGGCGGTTACAGGTAGAGATTATGAGTCTATTATACCTACAATCTATCCAAATGCAGAGTCAGTTTCAGTTGTGGGTGGTGAAGAGTTAGATCCACCACAATTTGGTACAGTTTTGATTACAATTAAACCAAAAAATGGTGAATATGTATCAGATTTTGATAAGAGTCAAATACTTAATAATCTAAAAAATTATTCTCTTACTGGTATTAACCAAAAGATATTAGATCTTAAGATGTTATATGTGGAATTGGATAGTTCCATATATTATAATTCATCTATGGTTGGTAGTGTTAATGATCTTAAGACAAAAGTTACTAGTGCATTATCAACATATGGAAAATCTACCCAACTTAATAAATTTGGAGGAAGATTTAAGTATAGTAAAGTCTTGACTGTCATTGATAGTGTTGACAGTGCAATTACATCAAATATTACTAAAGTAAGAATTAGAAGAAATCTAAAGGCAATTCTGAACACTTTTGCACAATATGAGTTATGTTATGGAAATAAATTCCATATCAACTCTGATGGTATGGGTATTAAGAGTACTGGATTTAAGATATCAGGTGAAAGTGATACTGTTTATATTACAGATACGCCAAATAAGGATGCGAATGGTAATTTAGATGGATCCAATATGGGTACTATTTCTATAGTTAAAAAGGATTTGGTGAATGATAAGACCCAAGTGGTTATTTCTTCTGCTGGAACAGTAGATTATAGTATTGGTGAGATAATTATTCAGACTATTAATATTGTATCTACTGATAAACCAAATGATATTATTGAAATACAAGCATTCCCAGAATCTAATGATGTAATTGGACTTAAAGATTTATACCTAGAATTTAGCATTTCTGATAGTGCAATAAATATGGTAAGAGATACAATTACTTCTGGCGAACAAATATCTGGTGTCGGATTTAAGGTAACATCAAGTTATACTAACGGAGAACTAACAAGGGGATAAAATATGATAACCACTGGGTTTGATGCTAAAGTAAAAATACAGCAAATAATTGAGAACCAACTGCCAGAATATCTTCTGTCAGAAAGTCCTAAAGCTGTTGAATTTTTTAAGCAATATTATATTTCGCAAGAATTTCAAGGTGGTACTATTGATATTATTGATAATTTAGATCAATATACAAAATTAGACAATTTAACCCCAGAAGTAATTACAGATACTGCTACTCTTTCTGCTGGTATTAGTACAACTAGTGGTGGTACTGCAAATGATCCTTTAATAGTAAATGTTAGTAGTACAAAGGGTTTTCCAGACCAATACGGTCTTTTTAAGATTGATGATGAGATTTTTACATATACGGATAAAACTGCTACTACTTTTAATGGTGTTATACGTGGATTTAGTGGTGTAACTGAATATGATACTGATAATGATAAAGGTGAATTAGTATTTTCATCTTCTTCAGCAGCAACACATGCTTTTGATTCTAAAATAATCAATCTTAGTAGTCTATTCCTAAAAGAATTTTATAAAAAGATTAAGTATAGTCTTACACCTGGATTAGAAGATTCACCTTTTGTTAAAGAACTTGATGTAAGTAATTTTATAAAAGAATCAAGGTCTTTTTATGAAGCAAAAGGTACTGAAGAATCTTTTAGAATATTATTTGAGGTATTGTATGGTGTTAAACCAAAAGTAGTAGATTTAGAGCAATTTCTTGTAAAACCGTCTTCTGCAGAATTTATTAGACGTGAAGTTGTAATTGCAGAGAGTATTTCGGGAGATCCTAATAAATTAGTTGGTCAAACTATCACAAAATCAACAGATTCAGGTACTAGGGCATCTGTATCTGAAGTTGAACCATTTACTAGAACTATAGATGGAAGTAATAAGACATATTATAAGTTAAGTTTATTTGTTGGATATAATGATAGAGATCTTATTGAAGGTACTTTCACTGTTCCAGGAAAAACCAAAGTAATTGGTGATGTATCAATAGGATCTTCTGTTATTACTGTAGATTCTACAATTGGATTTAATAATAGTGGTATTGTTATTTCTAATGGAAATTATGTAACTTATACTGATAAAACAGTTAATCAGTTCTTAAATTGTACTGGTATAGGAACATATATCTCAACATCTGAAGATTTACGTTCTGATGAAATTATTTTTGGATATGAAGATGGTAATTTAACTAAAAGAGTAGAATTAAGAATTACTGGAGTTTTAAACAAATTTGTTTCTATTGTTGATGCTAAATTAGCAAATGAAGGTGAAGAAATATATGTTAAAAATGTTGGTGAGAAAATATTAAATCCAGAATCTAATAAAACTAAGAAAGAAATATTTTCTAATACATGGATTTACAATACATCATCTAGATATCAGATAGAACCAACTATTTCTGGATCAACTTTTGTACTTTATTCAGATATTGATAAATCTAGTCTAAAAGTTGGTGATTTTGTATCACTTTTAGAGAGAAATACTCAAATAATTGTAGAACATAATAATCAAAAGTTATCAACTCTTGAGATAGAGTCTATTGTTCCATCTACAAGAACAATCACTATTGGTGGATTGGGTTCTTGGCAACCACCAACAAAAGCAGATGGTAGTCAATTTGAGTTTGATATAAGAAGAGTTCTAGAAACTGCATCTAGTTCTGAAACTCCAATTAAGTATGGTAATAATAAAATAACTTCAGATATTCAGAATGTTTATAATGATTCTGATAAAAATCTTTATGTTTCTTCCAATTCATTACCATCATATGATCTTAAAGTAGGTGCTGCCAATACAACTACTAAAACACATGCTGGTATTGGTACTATAACTGATAGAGTAGGAAATACTGATAATTATAATACAATAGCATTTCCAGATACTGTTCCTTTTGTTACTGGTGATGTAGTTTATTACACTCCAGAAGATGAACCTATTGTTGGATTAAGCACTGGTCAATATTATGTAAAAGTTTTACCTAATTTTGATAATAGA